ATGACTGAAGAAGTCCAAAACCTAGCGGAAGTAGACTCCGCGCCAACGAAGGATGTGACGGCCACACCTGAAGTTGCAGTATCTTCGCCGGAAGTAGCTGAGAACCAGCCTGCCAAGACATTCTCGCAAGAGGAACTTGACGCTGCTATTGGCAAGCGCCTCGCAAGAGAACAGCGCAAGTGGGAACGTGAACAAGCCGCACGGCAAACCGTGCCAGTTGCTCCCAAGGAAATGCCGTCGATTGACAATTTTGAAAGCACTGATGCCTATGCGGAAGCACTGGCGCTCAGAAAAGCCGAAGAATTGATTGCTCAACGGGATCGCCAAAAGGAACAGGCTGAAATTGTAGAGGCTTATGGCGAACGTGAGGAAAAGGCTCGGGACAAATACGACGATTTTGAAGATGTCGTGTACAACCCCAAGCTGCGAATCACCGACGTAATGGCTGAAACAATTCAGTATTCTGATCTTGGGCCTGATCTAGCTTATTGGCTAGGTTCAAACCCCAAGGAGGCTGAACGCATTGCCCGTTTGTCACCTATTTTGCAGGCAAGGGAAATCGGAAAGATTGAAGTCAGATTGTCTGACAATCCTCCGGTGAAGAAAACAACTTCTGCGCCAACACCTATTAGTCCGGTGACTGCGCGGTCTTCGGGAAGCCCGAGCCATGACACGACTGACCCAAGGTCAATCAAAACCATGTCTACCTCGGATTGGATCGAAGCCGAACGCAATCGCCAGATTCGTAAGTACGAAGCGCAACGCAACCGTTAATCTTTTGAAAGGACTTTGAAATGTCTAATAGTATTCTGACGATCGACATGATCACACGCAAGGCTCTCGAGATTCTTGAGAACAACCTTGTAATTACCCGTAACGTGAACCGCCAGTACGACGACAGCTTTGCTGTTGAAGGCGCTAAAATCGGTTCTACACTGCGTATTCGCTTACCCGACCGCGCTTTGGTAACTGACGGTGCTGCCTTGCAAGTGCAAGACGACAACGAACAGTTCACCACATTGACTGTTGCTTCACAAAAGCACATTGGTGTCAACTTCACATCTGCTGAATTGACAATGCAGTTGGACGACTTTGCAGAACGTGTGCTTAAGCCTCGTATCAGCCAGTTGGCATCTTCTATTGATGCTGACGTTGCCAACGCATACAAAACCATTGGTAACACTGTTGGTACACCTGGCACAACCCCCGCCACTTCTTTGGTCTTGTTGCAAGCCCAGCAGAAGCTGAACGAAAACGCTGCTGTGATGTCTCCACGTTACGCTACCGTAAACCCTGCTGCTAACGCTGGCTTGGTTGAAGGCATGAAAGGTCTGTTTAACCCAACAGACACTATCAGCAAGCAATTCAAGAACGGCATGATGGGCATGGGCGTGTTGGGCTTTGAAGAAGTCAACATGTCTCAGTCTATCAAGCAGCACACAACTGGTTCACGCAGCGCTTCTGCTTCTACATTGGTTAAGACCCCCGGCGTTACTTCCGAAGGTTCATCAACCATTCTGTTGGAGCAAGGCTCTGTAACAACAACAATCAATGCTGGCGACGTGTTCACTATCAGCGGTTGCAATGCTGTTAACCCACAGACTCGCGAGTCTACTGGTTCATTGTTCCAATTCGTGGCTTTGACTACGGCTACTGCCTCGTCTGGTACTTGGACTGTGACTGTTGCTCCTATGTACTCTGCTACACACGCTTTGGCCACTATGAGCGCATTGCCTGCAACTGGTGGTGTCGTGACCTTTGTGGGCGCTGCATCTACTCAGTACGCACAGAACTTGGTTTATCACAAAGATGCGATCACATTTGCGACCGCTGACTTGTTGTTGCCCCAAGGCGTTGACATGGCTGCCCGTGCCGTTCATAACGGTATCAGCTTGCGTGTGGTTCGCCAGTACGACATTAACAACGATCGTTTGCCTTGCCGTATTGACGTTTTGTACGGTTTCAGCACAATTCGTCCACAAATGGCCTGCCGTATCTGGGGCTAATCTGAATGCCCCCTCGGGGGCTTCATTTCGTAACATCTTTTAAAGGAAAATATCATGGCTCTCCCTAATGGTGCTGGTGGCTACCAGCTTGGCGACGGTAATATCGGCGAAGCACAACTGTTTGTTCAAGGCGCTCCTACAGCCGTAGCTGCTGCTGCGACAATGACAACTGCTGAATTAGCAAATGGTTTGTTTGTATTTGACGGCGCTGCGGGCAACTTGACATTGCCAACAGTGGCTTTGGTTGAAGCAGACATTTCTAGTGCTTCTAAAGTAAACGCAGCGTTTGACTTTTTTATCATCAATATTGATTCATCTGGTTCTGACTCAGTCACTTTGGCTGTTGGCACTGGTTGGACAATTGTTGGTGTTGCTGCTGTAGCGGTTAATACTTCGGCCCATTTCCGCGCTCGTAAAACAGGCGACGGCACTTGGACTGCTTACCGCATTTAAATTAAATGGGGGCTTCGGCCCCTGTTTTAAAAGGAACCATCATGCCAAATACAAAAGCTGTAGGAGTTGCGTATAGCGACCCTGAATTTGAAAGCGTAACCGTAACCGGCGCGTCAGCGTTGCAAGCGGTAACTGCTACGACCATAACCGCTACAACCGTAACCGGCAATTCAACCGGCACGTCAACTGGCGCTATTCGTCTTCCTGTTGCTGCTGTTGCGGCGGCTGGCAGTAATCAAGGCAATGCTGCTGCACTAGCTGAAGGTATCAATGTCGTTTCGGCGGCAGATGGCACTAAAGGCGTAATTTTGCCTACAGCAGTAGCTGGTATGGTAATTATTGTTAAAAACACCGCTGCTGGCGCGCTGAATATTTATCCCGCCACTGGTGGGGCAATTAATGCAGTTGCGGCTAACGGTGCGTATAGCATTACAAACCTTACTAGTTCAATGTTGGTAGCGTCTTCTACTACTCAGTGGTATTCTGTTCCATTGGTAGCATCCTAACAAAAAGGGGGCTAATCACCCCCTTTTCTTAATATGAACATTTATCTTAGCCACCCTGATCATGGATGTAAAGTTGCCACAATGGAACTTGAAGCCGAAGCAGATGAAAAAAATGGCTGGACACGCTACAATGTAGACACGCCTTCGGACTCCGAAGATGCGGCCCCTGTAAACGTATTGGGGACAAAACGCAAATCTACCCGTCGAACTCAAGTTGTCGAGGGTGCAACCGAAGGAGTCTGAGAATGGCAACGTACACCGCTGGCGAACAAATCAACCGAGCATTGCGCTTGCTAGGTGTACTGGCTGAAGGTGAGACACCTTCGGCAGACATGTCAAATGACGCGCTGACCGCGCTCGATCAAATGATTGATTCGTGGAATACCGAGCGCCTTTCGGTGTTTGCCACGCAAGATCAAATCTTTACTTGGCCTGCCGGTGAGATCACCCGCACTCTTGGCCCAACTGGTAACTTTGTGGGCCTGCGTCCAGTGTTGCTAGATGATGCAACGTATTACCGTGACCCAGGCACAAACGTGTCGTTTGGTATCAAGTTTATCAATCAACAGCAGTATGACGGCATTGCGGTTAAAACCGTAACGTCCACATACCCGCAAGTTATTTTTGTCAATAACACCTATCCTGATTTCACCATGACGGTCTATCCAAGACCCACACGGGATTTGGAATGGCATTTTATTTCGGTTGAAAAGCTAAACCAGCCTGCTACGTTGGCAACACAAATGTTGTTTCCACCAGGCTATCTGCGCGCATTTACTTACAACTTAGCAATGGAAATTGCGCCTGAGTATGGTGTTGAGCCAAGCCCACAAGTGCAACGCATTGCCATGACTAGCAAGCGCAATCTCAAGCGCATCAATAACCCAGACGATGTGATGTCGTTGCCTTATGCGATTGTGGCAACACGCCAGCGTTTCAACATTTACGCCGGTAACTACTGATGAAAACACCGATTCTGGGCGGCACTTATGTTGCGCGATCGGTAAATGCTGCCGATGCCCGCATGGTCAATCTTTTCCCTGAGGCTGTTCCTGAGGGTGGAAAAGAACCGGCGTTTCTAAACCGCGCCCCTGGCTTAAAACTTCTTGCCAACATGGGCGATGGCCCAATTCGTGGGCTATGGCAATTTGGTGGCTATGGTTATGCCGTGTCAGGCGAAGTGCTCTATAGAATTGATT